GTTTCTGCGTATGCGTCTTCTCTAGCTTCAATGTGTGGCGTCATATAATTCACTCCAATTCTTTACTCGTCTTCCACCATATCCTTTATTATATGGGTGGTCAAAGATAAATGTTTTTAATCCAACTTCATCACCTTGTTGAGCATAATCAACTCTATCTTCCAACCAGATATAATTTAAACCTTTATATCTTTCTTCTAAAATTTGTTTTTTAGGTTTTCTAAAATCTCCTGCACAATATATAAAATCAAAAATATCACCAAATAAATGTTTTAAATTCTGTTCTCTTAAACTTTGAGCATATTTGTCGGCACCAATCATACTGATAACATCAAATCTCCAACCTTCTTTTACAAATTTATTTACATACTCTACACTATCTTTATAAGCAGGAATAAAACCTAATGCACCTGACTCATTAAATTCTTTAATAGTATTTAATGCTCTCTCTTCTGATATACCATATCTTTTGTAATTGTCAAAATATCTATCTGTATCTGGTACTCTTTCATAGCCTTGTTCGTACATCCAAACGTTGTATGCAAACGACCAATCTAATAAGACACCATCACAATCACTTATTATCTTTTTCATAATTTAAAAATAACTTTCTAATTTCAGGCCAAGTTCCTAAATCTGAATAATCAGATACTTCAATTCCTTTTGAACCAAACATTGGCGTTTGTGTAATTTCATTTTCAAGTTCTTCTTGTTCTAACGTAGAACGCTCCATAAATTTAATACAAGGCATAAAGGCTCTTTTTCTAAATGCAAATCCACACCAAAACGAATTATATCTATCTACATCTGTTTTTGGTTTATCTTTGTATTCTATACAATTGCCATCCTCATTAATATATAACGCACCTTTAGTTTTTAACATTTCAGCATTTTTTTCTTTTTTATATAAAAATACAAAACCTGTTTCAAACAAAGATTTCATTACTTCTTCATATAGGTCTCCTTGTTTTAATTTCATTAATGTGTCTGGTAATAAAACCAAATTATATTCGCCCATTAATGGATAAGCACTTTTTATTGCACCTGTATATTCCTCTTCTTCTGGATTTTGGAATGTAAAACTAATTTTAAACTGGTCTTTATATTTTGCTAGATATTTAATTAAATCTGTTTTGTCTTCATTTATGACTACAACAAATTCCACTTCTTGACCTGTATCGTCTCTCCTATGATAATCTTTAAAATATTTAAAACAATTATCTATCAATCCACCATCTGTATCCAATCTTAACAATTCTTTTGGATATGGCAGATTTAGTCTGGTACCTTTACCAGCTGCCGGTAATATAACCGTTAATTTACTCATAAGTATTTTCTTTTATACCATTGATGAAATTTCTTGTCTGTAAAGTACTCTGCTATTAAAGCAGCTGGTACTTGTTCAGAAGATATGCACTCGCCTAACGATTCATAATCCTTCTTCTTGACTTTATTTCTCCAACTTTCTGTTTTTTCTTTTTTCTTCATATGCGACTTTGGACGTAAAAAAGCTACTCCGCTCTTTTTCCGCTACTTTTTCGGCCACCTTTCTTTTGCAATAAAGGTCTGCGAATTTACCAGGTTTTTCTGTAGCTTACCATTAACAAAGTAAGCTTCAATCATATCATACCCATTCTCTCTAGCATATAATACACGTTTATTGCCTGTATGGCAAGCCAGACCCTTTTTATACTCGCCTTTTTCATCTTTTGGCCAATTTTTTTCTTTCTGCCAGTAGTGGACATCATCTGTAATAATGATTGGCCATTCCATACCAATAGATTTGATACTTTCCCTAAAGTTAGGCATTCTTTTTTCTAACCACCTCATACCAGGTATTATCATAATATCTTTCACAGGTACGTCTTGTACCTTTATCGTATCGCCACCATCTAGTGGCATTCTTACGTGTTTATTTGCTCGTAATACTTTCATAACCATACTTGGATATGTAGTATGCGTCCACAATGTCAGTTACCGGAGACGCTAGCGTCTGTTGGTCTAACTTTTCCATTAAGTTCACACCTGTATCCTCATAAAATTTATCATACATTTTTTCTTTGTCTGCATTACCTTTACCTGTAGCAAACTTTTTAATATTAGCAGGAGGTATTATCTCATATTTGTGTCTTGTTAATCTGTACTTTAATATACCACCGTTCTCTGCAATTTGGAATAGAGCACGACCTCTACTTCCAAATGAGTAGCCTTCTATAAAAATTTTTGGATTTTCTGGTAATTTATCTAGTATAAAGGAACTTATATGTGTAAATCTTTCCACAGGATCATTATATGGTTTAATTTGGTGTCCGTTTATATTGCTGAATTTACCAGCATACTTTTTCTTGGTCGTTAAATAATATAAACTACAATCATTAAACTCACCTCTATATACACACATAGCAGGACAAGTTAAGCTTAAATCTATTCCTACGACCTCAATGTCCGTGTCCGTCTTCGGTGTTGTCTTCATTTTCATTTTCATTATATTCATCTTCATCTGCTGTTGAACCAGTTAAATCATATCCACAAAAGGGACACATTTGTGGCTCTAAATCTGTTGACTCTGCGACCCATATTACATCAAATTTACTTAAGCAATGTTCACACTTTTTCTTTTCACGAACTTTATCTGGACCGTGTTGGTTACTATGATATTCAGGCATTATAATTTAAATTTCTTAAACTGATCTTTCTCCACATCTTGTTTTATTCCACCTACTATATAACTTTCTATTTCAGTTTCTTGTGGTGCATTTTGCAAATTTCTGGAATTTAACCAATGGTTCATCCAAGGTAATGGATTAGTTCTCTGATCAAATTTTGGTTCTAAACCTATTGCTTTCATTCTTCTGTTTGCCATATACTCCACATATTGGTGTAGTAATTTTTCTGATAGACCTATCATACTACCTTTTACAAATAGATATGTCGCCCACCTTTTTTCCTCACCAACTGCGTCATCATACATTTTATAAACTTGTTTCTCTGTATCTTTAATAACTTTTAACATTACTCTATCTTTTTCAACTTCTCTATAGTTATTAATTATCCTTTGAGACACAGCTAAATGTTGTGATTCGTCTCTTGCTATTAAAGATAATATCTTCGCACTACCTTCCATTAATTTAAGTTCTCCAAATGCAAAACTGCAAGCAAACGAAACATAAAATCTTAATCCTTCTAATATATTAACCGTGATTAATGCTAGATATAATCTTTTCTTCAATTCATATATATCCACCTTATCTGGTGATTGTATCCATTTTTGTCCTAATTCTATTAAATCATCATAGTTTTTGGTTACAGATACAGACCTCTTTTCTATCTTCTCATCTTTAATAATAGTATCAAATATTTTTGTTGGATCTGAATAAATGTTTTTCATTATGTACGTATAAGAACGTGAGTGTATATTTTCCATAAAATCCCACGTTATAATACAACTTTCTAACTCTGGCAAACTACAAAATGGTAAGAAAGCCAAACAAGGTCCTCTACCTTGGACACTATCCAACATAGTTTGGTACTTTAAATTTGATGTAAAGATATTCTCTTGTTCAGGTCTTAATTCTAGGTAATCATTTCTATCTTTTTGTAAAGATACTTCTTCTGGTCTCCAGAAAAACCCTAATTGTTTCTGTGTTAATCTATCAAAGATAGGATATTTAAACGTATCATACCTTTGTACTTGTAAATTCTCACCAAAAAACATTGGCTCTTTAGTAAAATCTATATCTTTTAATTTATTAAATACTGATTTCATTCTTCGTACTTCACTTCGTCTTTATAATCCATTGTGTCATAATTTTTTGTCTTAAATCTGTTCTCATCTTCTTTGTTATTTTTTAATTCATAGAAGAAACTATCATCATCACCAGCTGTCCACTTCTGTTGTCCTTCTACTGAATATTCTTTTGTTGAAACTTTATAATCTGGAAATTTCATTTCACTAGGCGATAATGATTTATCATAAAAGATAACTCTATTATTAGGTTGAGCGGCAAAATGGCCGTTCTCTAACTTTAATATGTTAAATGATTTATGTTGATTAGGTGTCTCACTATACCCTACATTAAGTTCTTTGTTTGTTGAGTTGCAACTATCTATCGTGAACATATACCACCCTTTATATAATTGTTTATTAGGTGATAGATATTTACACATACAACCTTGTAATAATTGTTTTTCAATAACTGATATATCATAACTAAAAGCGTCCCATAATTCTAATTCATTTAAAGGTATATTCTCCGTTATCTCCTTTTTCCACGTAAAAGCTGAGATAGGTAACTTATCATACAAAGCACCGGTTTCATAAAGATATGTTTCAAAATACAATGCACTCCCTTGAATACTTTTGGCACTACACCATACTCCTGGTTCAAATTCTCCGTGTCCTTTTTTATGGTCATACAAATATTCCTTCTTAACAAATACTTCCTGATGTGGCAGGTTTGCTACTAGAAATGCCATTAATACTCCCTATATTGTACAAGCTTCACAATCCTCTTGATCTTGCTTCTCCTTTGTTTCTTCCAAAGGTTTGTTAAATAGTGGTTGGATAGGTTCATCTTCATCTTTCTTACTATCGTAAGTGTTCTGATAATATGAAGTCTTCCATCCATACTTATAAGTATTTAAAAGGTCTTTAGCCATCACCGATATTGGCACTTGACCATCTTCATAATGTTCTGGATTATATGACCAATTTCCTGATATAGCTTGGTCAAAATATTTTTGTATCACACTAACGATATTTATATAACCTTCATTAGATTTCATATCCCATAACAAGGTATAATTTTCTTTTAATTTTTTAAAATCAGGTACAACCTGTTTTAGAGGTCCTTTTTTACTCTTCTTAACTGAAATGTAATCTCTAGGTGGTTCTATACCATTGGTGGCATTAGAAACCACACTAGAGGATTCAGACGGCATTTGAGCAGAGAGTGTGCTATGTCGGAGTCCGTGCTCTTTAATATCTTTACGCAACTTTTCCCATCCATAAGTTAATTTACGAGATACAATCTCGTCCACTTCCTTTTTATATGTGTCAATCGGTAAGATACCGTCGGAATATTTTGTCCTTGTGAAAAATCCACAGGCACCTTTTTCTTTTGCAATGTCATTACTTGCCCTTAAAAGGTAGTATTGGAAAGCTTCTGATAATTTATCAACTTCTTTCCAAGCCTGTTTATTTTCATAGGAATATCCTAATTTTGCTAGATAGTGTGCCAGTCCAATATAACCAACTCCTAAAGAACGTCTTGCTTTAGTAGAAATTTCAGCAGCCTTAACAGGATACTTTTGAAGGTCTATAATTTCTTCTAAAGCTCTTACTGCTAGGTCACATAAAGATTCTAATTGGTCTAAATTGTTGAGTGTACCAACATTAATTGCTGATAATATACACAATGCAATCTCACCTTTACCATCTATGTGTTGTATTGGCGTTGTAGGTAGGGTAATTTCTTGGCATAGATTGGACATTGTAATCTTATCTTTAAAAGAAGAGTGGTCATTACAATGGTCTATATTCATAATGTATATACGACCTGTCTCTGCTCTTTCTTTTAACATTGAAACAAATAATTCCTGTGCTGGTATTTTTCTTTTTGAAACTGATATTTTTCTTTCTGCTTTCTTATATAACTCATCAAATTCTTTCGTACCCCACGCTTCATATAATTCTGGTACTTCGTGAGGACTAAACAAAGTTATGTCTTCCTCATTAATAAATCTCTCGTAAAATAGTTTTGATATTTGTATAGAGTAATCTAATTTTCTTACTCTATTATCTTCTGTACCTTTATTATTTTTAAGTACAAGTATATCTTCTATCTCTTTGTGCCAAATAGGGAAATGAGTGGTTGCACTACCGCCTCTAACTCCGTTTTGAGTACAACACTTAACCGTTGCCTCAAACTTTTTAAGGAAAGGGATAACTCCTGTGTGTTGGACTTCGCCCCCTCTAATCTTACTATTAATTCCTCTAATACGGCCGGCATTGATACCGATACCTGCCCTTTGGGCAACATAACGTCCAATAGCCATATCAGAACTAAAGATACTAGGCAAAGTATCATCAATATCAACCAGTACACAACTAGCATACTGCCTAATAGGTGTACGTACACCTGCCATAACAGGTGTAGGAATATTAATTCTAAATTTTGAAATTGCTTCGTAATATTTTTTAACATATGATAACCTTTTATTCTTTGGATACTTGGCAAAAATTGTTGCAGCTATCATTACATACATAAATTGTGGAGTTTCAAATATTTTTCCACTTGCTCTATCTTGTACCAAATACTTGTCTATTACTTGTCTTAACCCAGCATAGGTAAAGTTATAATCTCTATCGTGGTCTAACATAGTATTCATACGGTCATAATCTGACTTACTATAATTTGTTAAAAGTTCCTTATCATAAACTCCTAACTCTACACATTTTTTAACGTGATCATATAAACTTGGATGTTCCCATAATTTATGGAATAATTCTTTTCTTAATGAATATAAAAGTAATCTAGCAGCCACATACTGATAATTTGGTGCGTCTAGGGATATTAAATCATTTGCTGACTTGATTAAGATTTGTTGAATTTCGTTTGTAGATATGCCATCATAAAATTGTAGGTCACTATTCATTTCTACCTGTGATGATGATACACCAGTTGTATCTTCACAAGCGTGTTCTACCATACTATGGATTTTATCAATGTTAAGAGGTTCCTTTCCTCTACCATTTCGCTTTTGTACATAGATATGTGGTTGGTTCATTGTATAAGGACTCCTAGCATTTTTTATATTGATTAATTTTAGTCATAGCACTCAAACCAGAAAAGGTATTACTATCTATCCAATTATTAATTTCTGATTTACTCATTTCTTTTTTTATTATAGCTTCAT